ATATTTGCGTTACTCGTTTTTCCAGCTCTACCACGGCACTGAAAACTTCAACCGCGTTGGTCTGGTTCTTGTCATGTCGCGCTTTGCATGTTCCCCGAGCCGCGCAGAACCGACATTGCTTTTCTCCCGGATTGAACTCAGGATTATGGGCTTTAGCTGCTGCTATAGCTGGAGCCAAGCGTTCATTTACCCACTTGACCAGATAGGAGTATTCCGTTTCCCATTTATCGAAGTGGGTAAGTGCCGGCTGAACCACATGGAGAACGATTTTTGGATTACCCGGATACGGAAATCCAACCGATCCGGCGGCATACCCCAATAATTGATCGTTATCTTCGGCGAACACTTGTTCTCCGGAGCCAAACTTCCAATCGAGTATGTGGATGGTTCCCTCTGCATCAACCCACATCTTGTCCGTGGTCCCGAATATTTCAGGTAAACCCCAGGGGGCCAGCGACACCATCTTCTCCGTGTGAATATTGGTGACGTTGACCACAAGGGGCATGTAATAATCCAGAGCCAAATAAACCAGGTTCTTTTCTTTTGGCTCCAGGTCCATTCGTCTTTTGATGAATGTGTACGGATCGAGTTTATCTTGAGTGGTGGCTCGGGCGATTCGGTCATGCCGCTTGGTGCCTTGTTCGGCATAATCGGACGAGGGGCGAAGAGGCATCTTGAGAGTTTCTTGAGCGGAAGCAGGGCAAGCAATGATACGGGGTAATGACGACGGGCCGTACAAACAATGCCCCGTTCGTTTGGCCCACTCTTGTTCTTGGTCTGGAGTAATAGGCATAGTTTGATTCCTTATGTAGTGGAGGGGTGAAACGTCCCACCCCTCCAGTTGGGGTTATAATGCCAGACGTAGTTCGGATACTAACTTTGATTGTTGTACCCGCTGTTGTCGTAACCGATCTTGAAGAGGTCGCTGCTTCTCAATCGCAAACTCCAACACTTCGTCTAAGGACAGCCTATCCAGTATAAGTGAGGGCCGTTGGTTGAGGGTCTGGAATACGGGTATTTGGTCGAGGTTGTAATGGTACATAGCGGATTCTATCGTGGCCCGAGGGTCTATGCGTTCCCACGATAATACATTGGCCGAGGAAACGATAGACAGGAATCCGGCCATTTTCATTCCTATGCGCAATTGAATGGGAGAGTAGCCCCGCGGAACGTGGAGATATTCATCCAATTCTCTCCAATCCTGGTCCGATAGGTGCATTGTGCCAAACCCTTCGGCGATTCCCCGATGCCGCATAGTATATGACGCTCTGACTCCGGGAACTGTGGGAGGTTGGCTTATCGATTGAGCTATCTCCCACCCGGCCCGCTCTAACTCCACCGGGTCGCCGCGCCAACCTAACCACTCAAATTCGCGTACAAGGGGAAGCTGACGCCGGCCTTCAAACCGGATGTAATCCTCCTGGTATCTCAGATACTCTTGCTTGGCCATCATTTCACTGGCGGTCATGTCCTTAAAGGAACGCGAGAGATCAGAGCGTTCGTACGGCATCTTCGATCTCCAGCTTCATAGCCGCGATTTCGTTGTCCAAGCCGACGACCACGGCCTGAGCCAACGCACGGGACCGCAGTTTGGCTTTCAGTTTGTTGGTAAGGTCTTTGGTTCGCTCATCGCGGATTTCTGCTTGAGCTTTGAGGAAGATTTCCTCAGCTGCTACCGACGTTTTAGGGGTGTCGCTCATGATTTTTCTCCTTGTTGGGTGTTATGGGAATGTTGTGAGGTGGGTGTTACGACTTTTTTGCGTGATGCTTTTTTGCGTGGGGCTTTGGCGCTCTTGTTGGCGATCTGCTCCCGGGCCTTCAACAACTCGGTGTGGGCCTCATTCAACTTGGCCTCAAGCTCCAGCTCTTTATCAGAAACCGCAAAAACCAAATTCTCGGGGAGCACCAACCAATGTCCACACTTGCCGGTAGCTTCCCCGAACCTATCCGGTAGCTCTACCGGATACGCCATGATGTGTCCGCAGCAACACCAGCGCTTTGCCGCTTGTAATACTGTCACTTCGACTCCATCGAGGGCCACTTTTTTGCCTTCGATGTTTTTCTGGTACCAAGGTTCAAGATCACTTTCAGATCGACGGACGATTGCTTGACAGGGGTATTTTCGTTCCATTCGTTTTCTCCTTTTTGAATACCTGGGGTGAAACGTTTCACCCCAGGTCTATTATGCCATGCTACCTACTACTGGCCGATCTACTTGCCGTCGATCACTTCCTGCAACGTCTTACCGGCATCTTCCGCGCTGTAAATGGCCACGAACAAAGCCGCAGCCCGGCGATACAGATTTTCGGCGGCAGTGAAAGCCGGGTGATCGGGTTCAGTGATCTCTGCCAACTGAGCGCCAAAAGCGTCGATCTGAGCACACATGACGCCGGTGGACTGAGCGAAGCGCTCGGCTACAATACTGGCCGATTCGGGAGTGGCTTCGTCCGGGACATCCGGCAGGCCGATGGGGCCGCTGGTGGCGGGGGTGGTAGCTCCAACTGAATTTTCCGCGTCTTTGATAACCTGATCCAGCTCTTCTTGAGACATGGTTTCGCCGTTGGTTCCGGCAGTCGCCGCCGCACCTTCAGCCGCCGCAACCTTATCGGTGGCACCCTTCTTGGCTGCTTCCGAACGTCCGATGGACTTCTTGACTTCTTCGAGGATTTTATCCAGGCCTTCAAAGCCGACAAAGCCCTCCGTGGTGGGGATGTCGTCGATAGTCGGGGCGCCGGGGGTCATGTTCTCGTACACCAGGTCTTTGATTTCATCGACGATATTGAAATCGACACGTTTGAGACCGGGATTTTTGACAACGCGCACCGGGTCTTTTCCGGCACCGACTGCTTCCTTAGCTTGGGTGAGGGTACGAACCGTGGTGGAAATGGCCGGATCACCAACCATCGTTGCGATGGAATCAATGGACTTACGTTTGAAAAACGCCGGCCAGTTCTGGGCCATGATGCCTTCGGCCACCTTGGCAAAAGCGCCGAGCACACCGATGGACGGGAACGCAATCACTTGCTCTTGCTCGTACAAGCCATCGTCAATGTTTTTCAACGTGGCAACCGCGTTTCGGATGTCGCCTTCGGCCCAGGTTTCGCCCAGGAACTTGCGAATGGTCTTGAAACCAATGCCCTGTTCGGGGATTTGGGCGAACTGTTCTTTGGAAAAGAACGGATTGACGTTGGCGGCCATGTACTCGTCATATGATCCGTACGGGGCCACGGTGTCCAGCAGGTAGGTGCGGGTCTGGCGAACCGTTTCGAGGATAACGGACATATTGGATGCCCAATCGCCCTTGTTCTCGTTCGCCATAATCTGGAGCATGTTGACATTGTTGATGGCTTTGACCGGAATGTCCACTTCTTCGATACCCAATTCGCGAAGGGCTTCGAGACGATGGTGGCCATAGGCCAGTTCGACAGGGAACAGTGGCTCCCCAGAAGCATCGAACGCGGCGGCCTGAGAGGCCAAGTAAGCGGGGAGCTGTTCTTCGGGGATGCCGATAACGGCGTTACCGGCGGGGCGGGCCAACACGTTGTCCCAAAATCCGGTCTGGCCCATCGATTCTTTGAGGCCATCGACCTTGACACGGGAAATCGGGAACTTCGAGCGGTCGCGGTAGGGGTTGTCCTTGATTTGAGCGAGTTTCACTTTCATAGTCACTTCTCCTTCGTAGTGGGGGTGAAACGTTTCACCCCCGGTTGCAGTTTGCCGGTTATCCGGCCGGCGTCTTAGCCACAGGCTAAAACGCCAAATAAAGACTATCTCTCATTGTCCAGCTTACATTATAACATTAAATTACGCGGATGTCAAGAAAAAAATGCAATAGCAACGAAAGAAAATATCACCCCCTTTCATTCATCATGAGATAGTAACGAACCATGCCGAGCCGCCGCTTTGCTCGCACCAAAAGCTGCACTTCGTGCTCATCCGCCGGCTGTCTCTCTGTATCTACCACATTATCGGCATAGTCGGCTAAGCGGCGCAGTTCCGCGGCTATCTCTCGCAGATACAGCTCGCGGGAAACGTTCATGTACGCCTGGCTCTCGTTCCGCATAGCCGGGGTAATGTCCTTAGTCTTAAACTCTTTAGGAGGGCTTTGTGGCCCTTCCTGGAGCGCCAGTCGAACGGCCGCGTAACGTTTCACCCCATCTCTTTTCATGCCTTGTTCTCCTTTTCATAAAAATGGTGTGTGCCCGCGGGGTGCTGATGAACTCAGCTTTTACCCGGTTAGCCGGTGGCTTAATGTTGGCGTACAAAAACGCGGATACACCGTCCAGGGTAAACTGGTGCATATTAAACGGGGTCAGGTACGTGTACTCGTGTAATCCGCGCTTCAATGGCACGAGAAAGCGCCATTCGTTCCGTTTCCACGTCTTGACCTTGCCGTTGACGCGCCATCTCTGCGGCGTGCCGTCAGCGTTCTTGGCCGTCATGTGACAAACCACCTGGCCATGTTTGAGTTTCTTCGCTTCATCTGGTGAAATCGTCTTCATCGCTTGATCCCTCCTTTCCATAACGATACATTTTACATGCCTCTTTGCTGCTCTCCGTGACGAGTCGGACGCGTATCTCTTCTTTGGAACGCCCCGACACGAAAGCTAAGTTGTTGATAAAGGACCGCACCCATAGATTTACGAAGTGGGTCACTTGTTCATCCGTCATTCTTTTCATGGCTTCTCCTTTTCCATATGTGTACTCGGAAAAAACAACTTGGGCATAGGCCGGTTTTTAAATAGTCTATTAACTCTTTTCTGGACGGAAATATGTCGTTTGATACGGGTATTCTACACTTAGCGCATATACTTTGGTGTATCGCTTCTCGTGCGCTAATGCCAAAGGCCGCTTTAGTCATTTGGTTTTTTAGACTCACTATCTGGTCCTCCTACAAAGGTGTGAAACGTTACACTCTGGTGAACTTGCGGAACAGATGCTCCTGGCAGCAGCAGCGGCCTGTCGTTCGTCGGCCAAGATGAACTCATAGTTATCTGGTCCAGAAAGACGGCGGTATTTGTTCATCAGTGGCTTTGGTCATGGGCGTGATCCTTTTATGGGGTGCAACATTTCACTCCCAAATCCATTCGGGTATCTCTGAACGAATGTCTTCTGCTTGAAGGCGCCTTTCTTTCATCCCCGCCGCCTCCGCCGCCGCCGCCGCCTCCGCCGCCGCCGCCGCCTCCGCCCACCCCGCCGCCTCCGCCCACCCCGCTGCCGCCGCCTCCGCCCACCTCGCCGACGCCGCCGCCTCCGCCGCCGCCGCCCACCTCGCCGACGCCGCCGCCTCCGCCGCCTCCGCCGCCGCCGCCCACCCAGCCGCCGCCGCCGCCCACCCAGCCGCCGCCGCCCACCTCGCCGACGCCCGTTCTACTATTTTATTAATTGCCCGTAGCAGGGCCTTTATGGGTATTTGCTCCGGGGGCAATCGCCGAAGCTGCCATATAAGCCAATCTCCCCGATCACACGCTTTCCAATATTCCGGCTGTGAACTATAGTTTTTACGCTGTTCAAGTGCGGCCGGACAACTGTGGTGTTTGATTCCCCATTCATATGCAGTCAACATAGCGTACCTCCTTTGTTATATGGGTGTGAAACGTTACACCCTGTTAATGCGCTTCGCTATGGCACGGACGACCAAATCCACCAATAAGAAAAACGCTCCGCAACATGCCGCAACTGCGCATATTACCGCAACGTTCGCCAGTACCAATATAATGTGGTAGGCTATCGTGTGCACGGTTAGTCCTCCTCTTTGACCAGCGCGTTCAAACGTTCGGTAATGGCCCCTATGTCCTTAACATACTCGCCACAGTCCTCTGGCGAAACTTTGCCAAGCTCTCCATCCAGTATCATATCATGACGATGGGCGAGCAGGCGGGCCACGTTCAACAACGCCGGGGATGGTTTTCGTGTCAAGAGGCTCATTTGACTTCTGAACGCCTCTTTATTGTGCCGGCGGTCCTCCCCTTGTTCACGAATGATTTTACTCCACCCATTCAATGAGTTCGGCATAGCTACTCCTCCTGTTCGGCCGTTATGTGGTCAAAGCATTTCGGGCACAGACCGCTGATCCGGTACTCTACTACGTCGGCCGCTGTGTGAAACGCCGGATGTCCGATCGGCTTCTGGCACGATATGCAGATTTGTTGTGCGTGTGCTTCGGCCTTGGTCATGCCGAAGCACTCCTTTGCCATCTGGTTCTTAAGATCGTTTAGCGTCACGTTCGTCCCTCCTTCTCTGTTTGATAAGTTGCTCCATCGGCACCTCGAACGGTGCGGTCGTCCAGTGATACCCACGCGGCGTAGCAGCCATGATCTGGAGTAGTTGACATGGCGTAAATACTCCCGTTGCTTTAGGGTGGCAATCGACCGCGTTCGTCAATACATAGGCTTTTCGTTTACATGACATGGCTACACCTCCTTGGTTATTGTCGTCTTAGCCACTGGCTAAGACGAGCGATCGTCGGCTATCTGGAACAGTACAACACCACAGACCTACCACAATTACTGTGGTAGGTTCAGTTAATGAGGCATCCGCGGTTAATGCCGTTGCCTCATTAACTGAATCTCATTCATTTGTTGGGTGCGGCTTAGGCAAGGTGTGAAACGTTTCACACCTTGCCCCATAAGTAGGTGCGCGGCTTACAACTCGACGACTACCAGTCGCGTCTTACCTTTGTACCTAATTTCAGCGTGTGTGTAGCCATGCGCCTTGAGGCTGGACTTGTTGCACGGCTTGTTGCACAATGGCGACTCTCTGTTAGTGAGGATAAAGTCCATGTCATTGTTGAAGTCGCGTGTCGCACTGTCCTTGTTAAGGTAGTCTCTGCCGTAGGCGCCGATGAAGATAGCAAATTTCATGTTAGGCATTCTCCTTGTGTGAGTGGTTAGTGGTTCCCTTGCCCGCTTGAGGCCGTTGGTGGCGTCAAGTAGGCAAGGGAACCAGGCAAGCCGATGATAGGTGAGGGGCTTGCCTGGTTAAGTCGATTAGGACAGCAGGGCAAGGAGCGCTTGGAAGCGGTTCTTGAGTAGAGCGCGGTCGTATGGCGTTAAGAACGGCTTGCCTTTGCCTTTCAGCAAGTCGTACAGGTCTGACGTTTCCTTATCCAGCCGCTTGACAAGCTTGCCGACGACTTCTTTATTGATGGTGTCAAGTTCTTGAAAGTTCAGCTCGTCGGTGTCGTCGTCTGTGACTTCGGTGTCGCCGTCGGTGGCGTCGGTATCGGTGTCGCCGTCGGTGTCTGTGACTTCGGTGTCGCCGTCGGTGTCGCCGTCTGTGGTGTCGTCGGTCGGGCCGTTCGGCGTGCGCGGTACTGTGGTCAACTTGCCTTTGCCTTTGATGAAAGCACGGTACTTTTGCACCAATGCTTTTGGCGTTGCCAAGTCCGGGCACGCTTGCTTCGCCCACGCCTCAATTGCTTCGAACTCTTCCCATAGCGCGATTGCGTAGCTTGCTTGATCCGCGCGAATGCCCGGAAACTGTTCGCTTCTCCATGAGCCGAATTCCTGGTTAGGGCAACGCTTGCCCACTTGTGAAAGGTATGCGGCTTGGTAGTCGCTGCATACCTTTCCAAGTAAGGCCCATTTTTGGCGATTCGGCGCTCCAAGACGTACTTGCGCTTTCCAGAACGTTTTTGCCATAGACAGCTCTACGGGGTTGACAATGATGATGGTTTTCGGACCATCGGTTGTGTTGATTGTTGCCGAAGTGGTGTCGATGGACTCAGTGGGCTCAGTGGTGTTAAGGGCTTGATTCGTCATGGCTTTTCTCCTTGTTTGGTGTCTTAGCCAGTGGCTAAGACGGTTGGGGGAAGCGGCGCTTGCTGTGGTTAATATAGGTCATTGCTTATGCCTTGTCAAGGGAATTCTTTGCCCAAGGGGTGAATTGTTTCACTACTCTCTTTTGTTTATCGGCTATTCTCTTTTTCTCTTGACACGTTTTTCGTGTTGTCTACGTGAAACCTGTTTCAAGCCCTGGTTTTAGCTACAAATTATGTAGTTTTCCTGATTTGTGTTTCACACCTTCACGACGAGCAGCGGGGCAGCGCCTACATATTTTGTAGGTGTGTCGCCAGGGGGATCAATAATAGATGAGCCCCGTTGCACACCCTATTGTGTTACGCCCCTTTGCGGTTAGCTAAGAGGTTAGTCATCTAAGGTGCTAAAAGGGGTGCAACTATTGATATTATTACAGAATATTATCCCAATGTCAATAGAATTATATTCCCTTCTATTTGGATTTGTAATGAAATCAAGCGGTTAAGGGGTGAAATAGACAAATATACAATAGAATGCGTCGTGGAGAGTGTTATATAAAAAAATATATTTTTCGTAAATTGCACTCTACTTCTCTTCTTTTCTTCTATTTGTCTAAACCACTACCTAAGTGCCTTGTTTCATTGAGTATTTTGATATACGTAATTAGAATATGCACGATGCGTGCCATAGTCCTTATGCACATATCATGCCAACTATTTAATAGCGACGCAACAAAACCTAGGGGCGAAACGTTCCACGCCTTTAGCACGTCCCGCCGCTGATATGTGATGTGGTAATTAAGTGCTGTTCATGTATTGAATGAATGATATTCACTGAACGTTGTTCAGTTAGTGAATAGCAGGATATGTAAATCGCTGAACAGGCAGGATTTTTTGATATGACGTTTAGCGACACCCCGGACCCCCGAATCACCGAATTTCCGGTGGCCGGGGATACCTGCTCGCATATTAACAGACCATTTTTAGCCCCAACTTACTTTCAAACAGGGTAGCAAAATGCTCAATCTATACACAGGAGTAGAACGTTACACCACCCTATTATTCTTGTCTACCACCCTATTTTTCACTTGACATTAGTTTACACATATAGTATAGTAATATCATGGGGTATGCGGTGTCGCCGTGAAGCGGGTCTTGCCAACCCGCGCGTTGCGCTCCCCCTTCGACCGGCGGGAGCGCAACGTTTCACCCCTCGACCAGGAGCGATCATGATAGATACTACCCTACTGAAAATTCAATACGAGATTTTTGGCGAGTCAGAAGAGGCTCTGGCCCAGCAATTTAACCTCACGCCTAAGATGCTGAAGTACATAGTTGATGAAAAGAAGTTCCGCCGCTTACCAGTAGTAAAATCCGCCGACGAATGGATGAACGGTGATTTTAAAGACGCAACCGACGACGTTTTAGATAAAGTAAAGCAACGATTAAAAGTACTTCAGACCCTAAAACAACAGACCTTAAATCCCGCCTACGTAGCCCTCGAAACCGCCGTACTGACCAAACTGACAGAAGTAGTGGCAAACATTTCAGTAACCGAGCCCGGTGCTGCGTCCCGACTTCAGACCGTGGCGTCCACTATAGCAGCTATGCGACCCGAAGCCACAGAAAAGGCCGCAGAAGCCAATAGCCAGCCAAACTTCACAGTAAATATTATGGGCGTGGTCCCGCACGATTATATTCCAGCAGAACACGCACAGATACGGATAAATGGTCAACGCGAGGCGATTGTGGTAGATGTACCCACACAGGGAGTGAAACGTTTCACCGATGATAATTGACATACCTTATAAATTCACCTTACGTGAATACCAAATAGAACCTTGGAATAAGGTTATGGACCCGTCGTTTGAGCGCGGGTTGTTAGTAGTACCACGACGAAACGGAAAAGACATACTTTGTTGGAATGCCCTGGTCGCTAAAGCTACACAGCGAACAGGGCTTTACTATTATGTGGCCCCCTATTATAACCAAGTACGGCAAATCATATGGGAAGGGTTCGACTACTCGGGGCGACGGTTTTTGGACTACATACCACCGGAACTGATTGCCAACAAGACAAAGATCGATATGCGAATCGATTTAGTTAACGGCAGTCAGATTAAGCTGCAAGGATCAGATGAAGTAGACCGCATTATCGGGACAAACCCGTTTGGCATAGTAATGACAGAGTTCTCTTTGCAGAAGCCGGCGGCGTGGAACTACCTACGCCCAGTGCTGGCGGAGAACGGCGGATGGGCGCTGTTCAATGGTACGCCACGTGGCGAGAACCATATGTTCGACCTGTACAAAAATTTCCTATCAATTAAAAATTACTACGTACAGTTCTTAACCCGCGACGATACCGGCATTCCTTCATTGGAAGCAATAGAACAAGATAGGCAATCCGGGATGCCTGAGGAACTTATACAGCAAGAATACTACTGTTCTTTTACGTCGGGGGTGGTAGGTTCGTACTTTGCCGATAAATTGTCAATTATGCGCAAGGAGGGGATGATCGGGGATTATCCATATGACCCCGCTTTGCCTGTCCATACGTGGTGGGATTTGGGAGTCCAAAAAAGCGGAAACGCGATTTGGTTCATACAAATACACGGACTACTGATTCACGTAATAGATTTCTATGAGAATCAGGAACCTAAAGTTGGATTACCAACGTACATTAAGGCCCTTCAAGATCGGCCCTATATATATGGTACACACGTAGGCCCGCACGATATAGAGACAACGGAATGGGGTTCGGGGCGTACTCGGCGGGAAGCAGCGTATGATTTGGGCGTCGATTTCATAGTCGTTCCTCGCGGGCCGGTAGAAGACGGCATCGAAATGGTGAGATTTGTATTGCCTCGTTGCCGATTTAATTATACGACTACCGCCGTCGGTGTCCAACATTTGGCGCAATACCGAATGAAACGTGACGAAAAGAACAAGGCTTTCACTACGCCTAATAAGGATGATTCGGCACACGCAACTGACTCTTTTAGAATAGGGTCCACAGCCATTATGGCCGATATGATAGATAATTCCTTTGGGCACACAGAATTTAAGCATAAAGTATTGACTTCTACTAACTCCCCGGTGTTCAATGCATTTGATAACTTAAGACTTATCCAGCCGTACATGGGGGTGCCACGTTTCACTCCCCCAACGTTAAGAGGGCAGCATGAAATACACTGATTTAAGACATAAATATGACGTTTTAGTCAATGAGAAGTCGGGCCTTATCGAGGTGTTGACCCTTATTGAACAATATATTATGCCTTTCCGTGCCTATTTCAATGGCCCAATCGACTCATCTAACCAAATTACGTGGCGACGTAAGGAAATTTACGATAGTACCGCTATTTTTGCTGCTCAGACCTTAGCTGCCAATCTCCATAGTAACCTAACAAATCCGGTTTTATTGTGGTTCTCGTTAGTCACCCGCGACAAGAAGCTAAATCAGGTAAATGAGGTAAAGCGCTGGTTAGAAGAGTGTACGCAGCGCGTGTACCAAGCCTTCGGTGCCTCTAATTTTGAGTTACAGATCAACGAAACGTATTTGGATATAGTGGGATTCGGTACGGCCATACTATTGCAAGAAGCCAGGGAATTACAAGACGGGGCTTTGGAAAATATCGACTTCTCTACTATACCAATCGAAGAAGCGGTATTTGAAACCGATTACCTTGGGCGAACTTCTTCTTTTTTCAGACTACTGAAGTGGACCCCCGCTCAGATAATCTCTAAGTTCGGGGAAAGCGAAGTACCGCAGAAAGTACGGGACGCCGCTAATAATCCGGAAAAGTCTATGATGCGAATGTCCATTCTGTTTTCCATCTACAGACGAAAAGAAATTGATCAACAGTGGGCCGATGGTCATGCGGTATTGCCACCTTTGTCTCGACCATGGGCTTGTGAGTACCATCTTTTTGAAGACGGAACGCTACTTTACGAGGGTGGGTATTATGAAATGCCGGTGTACGTAGCCAAATGGCGCAGAACTTCTGGTTCTGATTGGGGTTTTTCGCAGGCTATGATCTGCTTATCGGATGTTCTGACTATCAATAAGTTAGTAGAGCTCACGCTGAAAGCGGGAGAAAAAGCCATTGATCCGCCGGCATTGGTTACAAGAAGAGGCGTATTTGGTGACATAAATTTAAAGGCTGGCGGACATACGGTGGTAGATAAGACCGATAACATAACCTACCTACGTAACGAAGGCAGGTTCGATGTATCTTCGCTATCTAAAGAAGATTTGCAACGGTCGATCGAGAAGTCGTTTTTCGTCGATCAACTACAGCTCAAAGACTCCCCGGCTATGACAGCTACCGAAGCTCAGATTCGGTATCAACTGATGCAACGCTTGCTTGGGCCATCTTTGGGTTGTATGAAAAATGGCCTGTATGATCCTTTGGTAGAGGGCACGTTCCGTATATTGTATAGATATGGCCTGTTGCCACCGGCTCCTGAAGTGATACGGCAGTCGGGCGTTCAGTTTGCGGTAGAATACAGCGGGCCTATGGCCAGAGCCCAACGATTTGATGTAGTTGCGTCTATTGAGCGCTGGATGCTGGATGTCTCGCAATTGGCGGCTGCGTTCCCAACTGCGATTGACGTGCCCGATATTGATGAAGTGGTCAAAGAGCTCGGGTATTCGGCTGGAGTTCCTGCCAGATTAGTACAATCCGATTCGGTCATTATGTTGAATCGGATTAAGAAACAGAAAAGGCAGGATATGGCTAACAAAATCCAGATGGCTACCGGCGCCGGACAGGCCGTTAAAGCCATAGGAGAAGGCACGAGGGCCATGAATGGACGCTGAAAAAGAAGATAAGATAATCGCGCGTATATTGGGCACCCCTGATGGAAAGGAATTGATGGCCATTCTATCAGAGCGTTTTTTCGATAAATCAGTGTATGTATTGGGCGATCCGTATCACACCGCATACCAAGCAGGGCAGCAGGATGTGATCGGGTTCTTACGAGAATCGGAACGAGAAGGGAGAAAAAAGAATGATACGGCTAAAGATTTCGAGATTTATCCACGCTGACGTCGACCCAAATGCAGGTAAAGGTGGCGCCAGTGGCGCCGGTGGCGCCGGTGGCGCCAGTGGCGCTCCTACACCGACTCCCGGTCCCGCTCCAACTGGGCCAGAATGGGCTAAGACTCTGCCCGAAACTGTTAGGAATTGGGATGAAGTGAAGAATTCCCCCACTTTGGAAAAGTTTTGGGAGCAAGTATCCAATATGCGGTCGTTTTTGGGCCAATCGATTCGCATACCTTCGGCTGAAGCGGGAGCCGAAGATTGGGCGGCGTTTAACTCAAAGCTAATTGCAAAAGTTCCGACTTTGGTGCCTCGGCCGAAGCCCGAAGATGAAGTCGCGACTATGCAATTATTTGATGCCCTTGGTCGGCCTCAGAAACCAGAAGAATATTCAACTCCACAGTTTACGCCACCAGAAGGGGTTACTCTCAATACTGCGCCTATTGAGCAGTTCAAAGCCGTGGCCCACGCTGCCGGCCTTACTAAAAAGCAATTTGAAAAAGTGGTGCAGGCTATGACAAATAAAGCCATGGCCGATGCCGCTGCGGCCAACGCGGCTATGACCAAGGAAGTAGGCACACTTACCACGGAATGGGGCGCAGCGTTCGATCAAAATTACAAGCGGGCCTTGTCTATCGCGGAAAAGACCGGGGCTCCCGCGGGGCTTATCGAAGTTTTGAAAGCCGCCAAAGCCGACGCCGCTACGGTAAAGTGGCTCTACAAGGTAGCCGATGCGTTCAAAGATACAAACAACGCTGCCAACGATCGTGGGGGAACGGTGACCATGACCCCGGCGGAAGCCACAGCCAGAATACGGGAAATTTACAATAACCCCAAACACGCATTTTTTGTTACCGCAGACCCGGGTCACAAAGACGCTTTGCAACAAATGTTGCAGTTAGTTGCGTATTCGAATCCAGCTGAGATGGGTCAAACCACAGACGTAGTTCGTCGGCCTTTACCAACAGTGTAGGGTGAAACGTTTCACCCCTATTTTTCGTCAATCGAGTCCGGCAACGGGTAGCTTTGAAAGACGGCAAACACTCTCAAAAAGAAGGAGCTGAGCATGACTATCACAATCAGTAATGCCTATGTTCAGACTTTCGAGAACAATGTTCGCCACCTGGCCCAACAAGGCAATACTCGGTTGCGACAGTTTGTTGCGGAAGTCCACACCAACGGTCAGTATCATAATTTTGAGCGCCTGGGAACCGGAACTGCGGTTCAAAAGACCACAGCCAGAGCCGCCACTCCGACGAGCGATTTGGCCTGGTCCCGCCGGCGTTCAACGCCTACCACATGGCATACCGGCGAAACTTCCGAACCGGAAGACGCCGTTCAGATGTTGGTTGATCCCAATTCCAACATTGCCAAATCCCTGGGCGTGGCGATGAAACGCGCGGTAGACGATATCATCATTGCTGCGGCTACCGGAAACGCGTCAGATGGCGCCGGTACTCCGGTGACTTTCCCCGCCGGGCAAAAAGTTGGCGACGGTACGGGCGTTATTACCCTTGACCTCGTTCTCGAAGTTTCGCAAAAGTTCGAGGATAACGACATCGATCCCGACGAAGCCAAGGTTTTCATCATCGGTACGAATCAAAAACGGCGCCTCATGCAGTTGATGGAAGTCACGTCCGGGGACTACCAGAACTCCAAAGCACTGGCCACCGGCGTGTTGCCTAACTGGAATGGGTTCACCTGGATCGTTAGTAATCGCCTCCTGGCCCCGTCGGCCGGCGAGATCAGCTGTCTGGCATTCACCAAACGGGCGTTGGGTCTCCAGATCAACAAAGACATCTGGACTCGTATAGCTGAGGACCCGACCCATTCGTTCAACTGGATCATGTATGCGGCCATGACCATGGGTGCCGTGCGGGTGGAAGATGAGCATATCGTCCATGTTCATCTGTTGGATGCCATTACCGTTCCGTAACACTCACATCGGTAGTTGGATTACCGGAGGAGTGAAACGTTTCACTCCTCTAATAACCCAATTACAAGGAGATAAGAATATGGTAGATACAGGCATTATATCAGACTTGATTAAGTCAACTATATCCAGTCGGCAATCGGAACTTATCCAAAGTGATTTGGATGGTACCGATAGCGACATTAGCCCGGTATTTGAGTCCATCACCATGACCCCGGCGGCAGCTACAATCGCCGTAGCCGGGACAACTCAACTGGCGGTTGTCGCTCAGACTCCTGAGGGGATTCAGATAGATGTGACTAAGGAATGTACGTATTCAACTGGCAACGCGGCACGCGCAACTGTGTCTTCTGGAGGTTTGGTCACTGGAGTAGCAACGGGTGCGGCGGCCACAATAACGGCGCGATATGCCGATCTGTCGGACACGAGCGCCATAACCGTATCATAAGGAGGTGGGGTATGTACAAAGCGGCTCCCAATAAGTTGGACCAAGCACAAATCAAAAAATGGGTGTCTTTGGGGTATGACGATGTGGCGATTTCCCAAGGACTCATGATTGAATTGCCGTCGGTCCAGAGTTGGTGCAAACATTTTCGCAAACAGCTCGGAATTACCACTAAATCGGTGGCGCCGAGCGGCCCGAAACCGGATCAGCTGACCGGCGGAGCCCTGGGTCTCACAGCCATGCGAGAACTCGAAAACCCTCAGGGACTCACCCCTTCCGTGGTACCGAATCAATTGCCACGAGTTTCCACGCAGCGCGGTCACGCCGTACAAGGGGCTCCGCCCCTGGCCGGCAAAGAAGCAAAGGATTAACGGGAGAGAGACATGACCAGTCAAATTGATATATGTAATATGGCTATTGGAAAAGTCGGTGGAAACCGAATAGATAACATCGACGAGCCATCTCAAGTAGAAGCCATATTATGCAAAGATCATTATAACACAATAGTTGATTCGATTTTAGAATCGGCCGAGTGGTCTTTTGCTATCAAACGTGAGGTCATGTCTCTTGATCCTTCTCCACCGATATTTGGGTACTCCTACAGATACAAATTACCCACATCATGCATTCGTTTGTTGCAATGTAGCGAAGATAGTGCGTTTGCTGTAGACACCCCCTGGGCCAGAGAAGGGGAGTATGTTTTATCTGAATCAAGTACATTGTATGTTCGTTATATACAACATATATCCGACCCTATGTTATATTCAGGTATGTTCATTGAAGCAGTAGTTCTTAAGTTAGCCAGCGCGTTAGCTATACCCTTAACTGGAGACAAAAAGTTGCATGAAGCCTTGATGCAAGCTTTCGAGAATACAAGAAATGATGCTGCCAATAAAGATTCTCTCCAAGGAAGAACGGGAGAATTTCAAAATTATGCTCTAATTAACGCACGGTAATGGGTGAAATGTTTCACCCCCTAAGGAGGCCACATGACGACAGCCGCTGTTACAAAACAACTATCAGACGCTCGATCCAACGACGTTACCTTGGACATAACTATTTCCGGGGGCGCGGGAGGCGGAGCGTTATCTGCGTTGGCCATAAATCGGCACGAAGTCTTTGGCATGAAACTGGATGAGGTGGAAGTAGTTGGGGCCGACGCCAATGGGTTAACCATAGTGAATAGTTACGGTACCACCATTTTCTCCTTGGACCCCATAGTCGCGGGTATCTATGGCGGACATGTTCTATGGGGAATCTTTCCTAAGAAAGATGCCAATTGGACAATCGCCACCGATGGATTCACTGCAAGTGGGGTGGTAGTTGTGCGCTTAAAGTTTACGCGCTTTAACGGATAGGAGGGGTTATGCGAAAATTATCGTGGGTGGTAGGTTTGGTCTTATTGACCATTTTCGTTACTTCGGCTGTGGCTGCGCCTCCGAGTCCAGTTAGGTACGTTTATTCTCTGTCTCTTTGTAAAGCGACAGAAACGTGCGTGGATCGTTTTGGCGTTTTGCAGAGTCCATCAATCAAAATTGGGTTGTTGGATGCATTAGCCAGCATTCCTACAGCGTACGATTTCGCTGATGCTACGGCTCGAAATGCGTATTTTTCTGCAAATCCAAGTGAATTAATAGATGGAGTACGAGTTCATTTACAGTCCACCGGATTTATCCAACAATATTATTTAGGCATAACCACGTGGGTGAATTTCACTGCACTTACTAAAGGTCCGCAGGGAGATACTGGCGCAGCGGGGACAAACGGAACAGATGGCCATGATGCCTATGGCTATACCGCATATGCATCAGATAGCAGCGGTTCCGATTTTTCATTGACTCCGGTGTTGGGACACACTCATGTGGCCTTTTTGTTATCCGATATTGAAATAGCCACTCCAGTAGTCGGGGATTTTGCTGGGCTATGGATAGAATTTCAGGGACCGCAGGGTTCGCAAGGAACTACCGGAGCAACCGGTTCTCAAGGACCGCAGGGAGATCAAGGACCGCAGGGAGATGCGGGAACGGCCGGTACTTCTTTTGCTCCTGATGTGATAGGACTTTTTGCAAATCTCACTACATATGACGCCCAAGCCGAAGGATTTACTTACCTTGCATACGATACGGGGAATATGTATATTCGCGTATCAGCCACTCCAGGAGTTTGGTCAGACGCCATTCCATTCAGAGGTCCACAGGGGGACACCGGAGCACAAGGCATAGCCGGAGAAGATGGTAAAACGGTGTTATATGGAACGGCGTCCCCTACCACCGAAGGAATAAATGGCGATTTTTATATACGAACCACTACTCTATTTATTTATGGGCCTAAAGCGGATGGTATCTGGCCCACAGGTACGTCCTTAGTTGGGCCAACAGGCGACACCGGCGCTACTGGATCGCAAGGTGCTACTGGAGCTACCGGGTCTAATGGCGCCGATGGAAAAACGGTTTTATATGGAACTGACATTCCATCGGCGGGAACTGGAGTTGACGGAGATTTTTATATCCGAACATCTACTAATTTCCTATATGGACCTAAGGCAGCGGGGGCCTGGCCAAGTGGGGTAAGTATCACAGGCCCACAGGGAGAAACTGGCCTTGGTTTTCCTGCAGGGGGAACGGCCCAACAAGTATTACAGAAAATTGATTCTACGGATTACAATACTCAGTGGACCAGTTCGTTAGTGTTGGATATGCTCTTAAACACTGGAACATTACCTACCGCAGCGGGAGATTTGCGTAGAAATGGCACCACTCAATTAGTTATGGGGGACGGAGTTGGGACTAAGTACTGGCCATCTTCGGATCAATTGAGTGGTGGGGCCACTATGACCACCGGCGGAGTAGTAACGCTAATTGGCAACAGTACCGTATATGGTGGTGCATGGGATGGCAGTACCTTTCCTCCTCGTCAAGATACTATATATGACGAGATGGAAACTTTACGGGCAAAAACACAAATATATGAGACGGGTGCATCGTTTCACCCCCAGCATATGTACGATGGCTCTACGGATCACGCAGTTGAGCTGGATGCCTATACACATCAAG